GGGATGAGATCCCGGAAACACCTTCCGCTTACGAGAAGGTTAAACGATTGCGTACTGGTTCCGGAGGTTAATCCGGAAAGATTCCACCGGGAGGTGGAATCCAAACGGCGTGGCAGTCTTGAGACTGCTCGCAGGAATGAGGTCCTTCTCGGGACCTCAAGGTGTTCACAATCTTGTGAACATGAAGGTGTCCCCTTCCGGGGTACACAAGCTAAGAACGATCTTAGCTACAGTTGACGGGTTGGTCATGCAACTCGTCCTTGGCTTCCCTGAATGGGAAGAGCTTCTGGTTTGGTCCAGAATCGATCAGGTAATAAATTGCCTGATATGTCAGCTTTTGCCTGACTACTTCCGGGATGAAATCCCGGAAACACCTTCTGCCTACGAGAAGGTTAAACGATTGCGTAAAGCAATCAAGGAACAGGGTTTCAACCCTATTGGGAACATTAGTTCCGTTGACATCCCGCGAGAGATGTCCTTCTTTAAAGTCATCACTGACTTTATGTCAGATAGGAAAACTCCTATCGACATGTACAGAGTTGCTCTCTTGAGCCAAACTCGAGCATCGGGGATCCCGCCCCGACAAGTCTTCCTGAAGACCCTTCAGGAAATAAAGGAGGTTCTGACAGAGCCTCCAGATCCATCCGTTTACGAACGGATGAAACACTACATCGCCAAGGGTGTAGATCACGTCCACCAGGAAGTGGTGGAGTCGATAGGAGCTGAGGGAAACTCAGCTCGCTTCTGGTCCTCTGTTATAAACAAGGCCAAGATATCACTAAGTGATAGTGGGGAGTTCTTTACGAACACCGCGTCTGGCGGCAAACTTGAAGCCGCCAGAAAAGTTCTGGTTTCAAACCCAGAAATTCCAGAGTTGAATCTGGATACCGGCCTTCCGACAGGAAGGATACTGCGGCCTGGAGAAGATGGAACAGGTGAACGCCTATTCCACTGGGCCTGCAATCAGTTTGCCGACAGGCAAACGATATATGACAGAAATGTTATGTCTGTCAGAGTTTCCCTAGTTGCAGAACTGGGGAAGTACCGTGCGATAACTGTATCGCACCTTGCTCATGCCATGCTTTTGCATGTCATGTCACACATACTGTTAGAGTATCTAACAGTTATACCATCGTCCCGATCAGGTGTCGGGGCGGCAAATCACGCTTGGAATTTCTTCAAGCGCCTTTCGCACAAGAATCCTGCTGCGAACTTTATCTTTGGTGACAAAGATATATTCCTGTTCTCAACAGATTGGGAACAGGCAACAAACTACTGCGACCACGCAGTAGCACAAGCGATGTGTAATCGCTTATGTTTCAATGTGGGCATGCCCACATGGTATCGGCAAACGTCAATGTTTGCCCTTTGTGCTCCTCGACAAGTCGAGGAGATGGATG